ACGGCCCCATTTCCACCAGCAACTCGTTCTTGAAAAACGCCGGCTTGATGTTTCGCGCCCGTGCCATCAGTCGCACCCGCCATTTGCTGCGCTTTCAAGCGTCTTTTGTTCCATGCCCATCTCCATGTGCATCGCAAAAGGAGCCAACGGCAGGCAGGCGATGGAACTGCTTTTCGGTTTGGGGAGCTACCCCTACCCTAGCCGTGGCGAAACTCATTCCGAATAGCCCTTGCCAGGGTAAAGATCGGGCCGCAGTTCGTGGCGTGTGACCTTGCGAGCGACAAAGCCCTCGATGCGCAGCACGTGCTTGGCCGGCACGCGGCCCGTGGTGCACCACTTGCTTACCGCCTGTGGCGTTAGCCCCAAGCTGCGTGCCAGCGCCGACTGGCCACCAAGGCAGGCGACGGCCCGCCGAATCGCGCTTTCCTTTTTCATTTGACCCTTCCGGTTTGTGTGCTTGCAACCCTATGTTACAGCAAGTGGCGACATTCTACAACTTATTTTTGCCTAGACACAAACAACCACGCGTTGTAGAGTGTGGAGATGAACACCATCGGCCACCAAATCGCCAAGGCGCGCGCTGCGGCTGGCATCAGCCAGTCAGAGCTGGCGCGTGCCCTACAGGTCAAGCCGCAAGCTGTTCAGAAGTGGGAGGCAGGCGGCGGGCCGCGGGCCGCGACACGCGCGCCTGACAGAAATCGCCCAAGCGCTCGGCGTCACCGTAAGTTATCTAGTGGCCGACGACGGCGCCGACCAAGGGCCAAGCTCGCCGGGGCTGCCGTGCGTTGAGGTTCCGCTGCTGGCCAATGCCGCCAGCATGGGTATAGGCGCCGACGATCACAACAGGGGCATCACACCTAGGGTAAACGAGCAGGCCGCGGGCCTGTTTTTTTTGCCCTTTGTTGTAACTTTTGCTTGCAAGGTACAAAAATAGGTTGTATGATTGGGCCATGCCGATTACAACCGAATCGGTCAACATGGAGCCCACATGAACCACAGCAGCAACCACACCGGGCGCTACCCGCGCTCACTGGAAGAAGCCTTCGGGCCGCACACCAGCCGCCACTTCGTCGAAGACGACCCGCCGATGCCCGCCGCCGACGTCATCGTCGTGGCCACCTGCGCCATTGCGGCGCTGGTGCTCACCGTCATGGCTTTGATGGGGTGGCTGGTATGAGCAAGTTCGTGTACATCCTCGAAGGCCACCAGTCCGCGTCCGAGTTCGACACCCGCGAGCAGGCGCTCGAAGCCGCCAAAGCCGATGCGCTCGATGCGTGGGGGCCGGGCAACTTCGGGCCGATCTACACGGCACGACTGGTGCCACCCGTCGATCTGCTTGCGCCTCTCGCGGCGCGAATCGGCTGGAATTGCTTTGAAATCGTTTCCGAGATCGCTGCCGATGAAATGCCTGAGCAAGTCATTCCTCAACTGACGCGCGATCAAGAGCAGGCCCTGGGCCAACACATTCTTAACTGGTTCCGGGCGCACCCCGGCACGCTGCCGGCCACCGGCACCGCCGACCTAGAGCAGCACACCTACACCACACCAGCAGGAGAAGCCAAATGACCGCCCTAATCCCATTCCAAGACGTGCAAGGCATGGCCCAAGCCATCGCCAAATCCGGCTTGTTCGGCATGAAAACCGCCGATCAGGCCCTTGCCCTCATGTTGGTGGCGCAAGCCGAAGGCCAGCACCCGGCCACCATCACGCAAGATTACGACATTATTCAGGGCCGGGCCGCCCGCAAAACCCACAGCGTGCTTGCCCGCTTTCAGCAAATGGGCGGAACAGTCGAATGGCACGAACTGTCCGACGTCATTGCCGATGCCACGTTTGCGCACAAATCTGGAGGCAAACTGCGCATCGAATGGACATTCGAGCAGGCCAAAAAAGCAGGACTAACAGCCAAAGACAACTGGAAAAACTACCCCCGCGCAATGCTGCGCGCCCGCTGTATTGCCGAGGGCATCCGGGCCGTTTACCCGGCTGCGCTTGGCGGCATGATGGTCAGCGAAGAAGCTCAAGACCTGCCCCCTGCGGCTGGCGAGCCAAAGCAGATTGACCCGTCAACCGGCGAAATCCGCCCCACTTCCCCCAAGCCAGCCCGCGCCGAAATCGGCCTCTACCCACAAGACCGATTCGAAGCCAACTTGCCCAAGTGGCGTGCACTGGTCGAAAGCGGCCAGCAAACCCCAGCCAGCATCGAAGCCATGCTCTCCAGCAAGGCCCGCCTGTCCGACGAACAGCGCCGCATCATCGCCGGCCTTGGCGTCATCGACGTGCCGGCCAGCGAGCCCGAATCGGAAGTCGATCAATTCATCAAGGACATGGAGTAAACCACATGAAAATCGTCAAACTCATCCAGGGAACGCCTGAATGGCACGCCCACCGCGCCCAGCACTGGAACGCCAGCGACGCGCCAGCCGCCATGGGGTGCAGCCCCTACATGACCCGCACCGAGTTGCTGCACTGGCTGCACACCGGCATCAGCCCCGAGGTGGACCCGGTAACTCAACGCCGGTTTGATGATGGCCACCGCTTTGAGGCCCTGGCCCGACCGCTGGCTGAGGAAATCATCGGGGAAGATCTGTACCCGGTCACGGGTGTGAATGGCCGCTACTCCGCCAGCTTTGACGGCCTGACCATGCTGGGGGACGTGGCGTTTGAACACAAGACGCTCAACGAGGGCCTGCTGGCTGCCTTCAACGACATCGACACCGTGGCGCCCGAGCACCGCGACGAGGCGGCCGGCCGCCTGCTGCCGCTGCACTACCAAGTGCAGATGGAGCACCAGGCCATGGTGTCGGGCTGCGAGCGCATCCTGTTCATGGCCAGCAAGTGGGCCGGCGAAGAACTGGTGCAAGAACGCCACTGCTGGTACACGCCTGACGCAGCATTGCGCGCTCGCATCGTGGCCGCCTGGGCGCAACTGGAGGCCGACCTGGCCACCTACGTGCCCAGCGCCAAGCCCGAGCCCGTCATGGCTGCGCCCGTCGAAACCCTGCCCGCCGTGCGCGTGCAGGTATCCGGCCAGCTTGCCGTGCTTTCCAACCTGCCCGAATGGGGCGCCGCCCTGCGCGAGTTCATTGCCCGCATCCCCGAAGTGCCGGCAACCGACGAAGATTTTGCCTTCACCGACAAAGCCTGCAAGGCATTGAAGCAGGCCGAGGAACGGCTCGATGCCGCCGAGGATAACGCGCTGGCCCAAATGGCCGACGTGGAAACCATGCGCCGCTTGGTGGCCGAGCTCAAGGCGCTGGCCCGCACCACACGCCTGCACCGCGAAAAGCTCGTGACTGCACGCAAAGCCGCGATCAAAGCCGAAATCATCGAGGCCGGCAAGCAGGCATTTGCAAAGCACCTGAGCGACCTGAACTCAGCCATGCCGGGCAACTACATGCCCCAAATTCCCGCCGATTTTGCCGGCGTAGCATCGGGCCTTAAAACCATCGACAGCTTGAGAAATGCCGTCGATACCGAGTTGGCCCGCGCCAAGATTGCGGCGAACGAAGTGGCCACGCGGATCATGGCCAACGTCAAGACTCTGGCAGCATCTGGCTTGGAGTTTTTCGACGACGCTGTCCTAGTGCTCAAAGCCCCCGACGATCTGGCCGCCATCATCGCCCAGCGGCAAGCGGCAGAAAAAGCCAAGCAAGAGGCCCAGCGCGAGCGCATCCGGGCCGAAGAAGCCGCACGACTGGAGCGCGAAGCCACCCAGGCCAAGGCACGGGCCGAGGCCGAAGCCCAGCGCGAGCGCGAGCGCATCATCGCGCAAGCCGAAGCCGAAGCCCGCGCAGCCGCCGCCGCCGAACGGGCGCGGATTGATGCTGAGATTGCCCAGGCCGAAGCCCAGATCACACGCGAGCGCATCGCCACCCAAGCAGCAGAAGCCGCAGCCGCTCTTGCGCGCGCCGAAGCCGCCTACACGCCGCCCAAAGCCCCGCCTGCGCCCGTTGTCGCCGCGCCCACCACGCCCGGCCCTGCCGATGACGGCGAGCGCCTGACCCTTGGTGCCATCAATGCCCGCCTTGCGCTCATATCTGTCACCGTGGCCGGTCTGTCGCAACTCGGGGTTGAGCCTGTGGCCACGGACAAAGCCGCACGCCTGTACCGCGCCTGCGACTTCCCGGCCATTTGCCGCGCCATCAGCGAGCACGCGCTGGCTGCGGCTAAAGGAGCACCAAAATGAAGTTCGAGTTTGAAATCTCAGACGATGAGATTGTTCGCATTGTTCACGACGAGCTGAAAAAAGCAATGGCGTTTGCCGTTAAATCAAGAGCACGGTCGTACTTCGCTGAGCAGGAACTCGAGGCCCGGATCAACAAGCTCTGGCCCGCCTCCGTCGATGCCCGCATTGAGAAAGCGCTTGCCGACTCGCCCGCATTGCAGGCGAAGGATGGCGAGAGCATCGAACGCAAGATGATTGCCCGCATCGAGCGCGGGCAGTTTTTCACCACGAAGTAACAAGCATGAGCAAATACCAATCGCTGGACGACGCCATCCTGGCGCGCGTCAAAAACAGATGGCCGTTAGCACCTATGACCCATGCACTGATCATGGCCACGTCGCAAGTGCGCGACTTGGCCGAAGCCGCTGTAGCGGGCACGTCCCGCCCCGCGTTCCGCGCCGTCGATGCACGCTTGCAGGCACTGCGAAAAAAGGGCCTGATCGAGTACAGCAATGCGCTTGGGTGGAGCCTGCGCTGGCCCTACTGCGC